TTTTTAGTTTTATCCAACAATAAGATTTGATTAGGTAAAGATTATTAACCGATGTTCGGAGGAAAAACCACCTTAGTGGAAAACCTGTTGTTCAATTTACAAATGACGCAATTTGGTTGGATGGGAAAGATGGTTTGGTGAACCGTCTTTCTTAATATCGCAAGAATATATGCAATATGTTTTGATGTCCCCTCGATTTACATAAAGAAAGATATCAAATATAAAATAACCTTGCCTAGCTAATTCTCTTGCAACATAAACTAAAGATGTTGAATGTGAATTGTAGAGATATTTTCTAACTACTATAATAGCATTCGTAGAAGTTTGATCTATGAGTGTATTGATGAATGAAGTATTTAAATGTTCTACAGTGGGACCTACATGTGCATTACTAGATGCTAAATTGAATAAACCATCTCGAAGATGGACTATACGTCCATCTGCTATGTAATCTGTGAAGGCGGGAATATGATCGGGGTCGTTTCCTGTGTATAAAAATGGGGGTCGGGCGTTATTTATTTCTGGGGAGGTCTGTATTTCATCAGTTTGAGTTTGTATATCTTGTGATGGCTTAACGGCTTGTAAAAATTTGCGTATATAAGGTATATATATTATGTCTTGTGGTCTTAACGGTGATCTCGACACCGGACAAATATTGTTAGTATCCAACCATGAGTATAAAGCAGCTGATTCAAAAACGTGGCCACAACTACAAAATACTGGATATTCGATAAATTCACGTGTAATAGGACAGGTGAAATGGTGTTGAACAGACATTTGGTTGAACAATAAATAATAATAATAGATTAAGGGTATTTACAGCAACATGTTGACTCCTTTGGCTATCATTCCGTATGGTCCTGGAACAAAACTGGCCATACCGGTAATGCTTTTCATAATTGCTAAAACTCTTTGCCAAAAATCTGCATTCTCGTAGTAACTTACACCAATGGGTAATGAGATTACTATTTCGCGGTAGATGCTCAAAGCGTACTCGTCACATGGTGGTGATGCGACTTGATATTCATTCAACACTGAACCTGCTCGACATTGATAATCAACACATGCCCAAGTTTTGAAAATAGCTGTGCAATTTGTTGTTAGACCCTGTATTTTAATGACGGATGTTTCAAATGAATTGTCAAATCCTGTAAAATGTCCGGTGGAACCAACATAATAGAATTGACCAAAATCTGGTAAACCCGTAACATTGGGTACATTATAGATGTTGTCTCGAATTTCTGAAAATGGAAATTCAGCGGAGGCACTATAACAACCTGTGAATACACCTGCTTTGAATGGGCCAGTGTATTGTGGCATGTTATCTGCGTTACATCCTTCAATACCATTTATAGCCCACATGTCTGCAGTGTTTACACCTCCTGATCTAGTGACAAATTTCATGGGTGTTTTATAGGTAGATACTGCTCCTGACCATGTCATTTCGTTTGTAGTTGGGATAAGTTCGAAATGATTGGATACGTATCTAAAGGCCTCTACATTTTCTGTTGTAGTGTCAATGGAATTTGTAAAAAGGGTTGTAAAATCAGAATAAGCGACTGCAAAGAATTGTGTAAATTGCGTAACCGGGACACCAGGTGCGGTGGTTGCTGCATAATATGCTATACCAGGTGTAGGTGCAAGTATGATATAATAATCAGTGTTGGCTGATAACACAATGCTGCCCGTGTATTTATGTTTCTTGAGCAAAGATTGCCCACGATAGGAGTCAGGTACACCTTGAACTTGCGTGTTCTGAAAATCTGGCGGAGCGAATGCACATTTAAGAAAGCCTAAACCGGCTTGTGAAATGCGATTTGGTCCGACAAATTTTGGTTTGCCACCTGGTGTGGCATTTGTTGTTTGTATGCGATTGTATGGAATATCGACCACTTTTGTTGGGTTGTTCATGCGTTTTGATATACGTGTCATGCGGCGTCTAATTCTTGTCTGATATAATCGTCTGTTGACGATTGGTCTACTGCCAAATGGTACTCGTCTAGGTCTTGGCACTCGTCGAACAATGGTGGTTGTTCGATTGTTTTGTCTACGGTTTCGACCGCGATTTGCTGTTTTTACTGTTTTAATTGTTTCCATGTCAAAATAGAATAAAGGTTAATAATAATTTTAAAAATGTATAATACAATATGTACAAATTCGAACGATAATAATAATTAAAGGTTATTAAACGATATCTGGCCCCTTTTCGAAACGCTCATAATAGATGTGTCTATTGACGTCGAATAGGTCCTTTTCTTGTCTTGGATTATTTGCTTCGTAATATAAAAATCCTAAGATTATTTCGATATCACCTGGTGTGACTCTTCTCGTCATTTTGGTGATAGAGGCGTAATAAGCCGGAAGTATGGTTTTTGCCTCTTCAATGTCTGTTATAGATCTATACATTTCAAATCCACAACGTAAACTTTTGATGGTGTCATTGTAATGGTTGTAATCCCGATAGCTTTTGGATATAAATTTAACCACCCTGCGTAGCGGTTCGGGTACTAAACACCTATTGTTTATTGCTATTTTACCAGCAAATTCGAAATACATCGTCGATTCATTTTTGAGTTTCAAACCGCGATCTTTCAACCAACCATCGTCTTTGAATTTACAATTATCT